TTGATATACAAAAATTTATTAATTATTTTAATTCAGATAATGCACTTTGGAAATATACAACAATGGGATTTGATTATAAATATTTAAAAGATCAAATTAAAAATTTTGGAAATCATAATAATAATAATAATAATGATACATTAAGTAAAGATTTTAATTATATATTAACAACTATTGGAAAAATACTTGTTTATATTCTTATAGCTTTTCCATTTTTAAATTGGTATAATAATTCTTTCTTTGGATTAACATTAAGTCCTATTTATTATAATTTATTATCACAAGGAGTATTTATAATAAATATAATAGGAAATATATATTTTATTAAAAAATATTATGAAAATAAAGAAAATAATATAAATCCATTAGGATATAATGTAATGTATTTTTTACTTTTATTGGTAATTATTATTATTTATTATATAATTAAAACATTTTTAAAAAAATAATTCTTATTTTTAATCTATATATTAAATAGAATATGTTTAATAGTAATTCAATTGATAATACATATAGTCCAAAACCACCTAATATTAGATATTATAATAATGCTACTTCATCAACTTGTGGTAAAATTGAAGATACAAAAACATTGTCTTCAACATTATATACAAATTTACAAAATAGTTGTGCAAATATAAATGAATTTATTTATGATAAAAAAGATGAAGTATATACTAAAACACTTGATGGTACATTAAATGAAGGTAATGAAAGTTTAACAAATAAAATTAATAGTTTGTGTAGTAATAATGGACAGAATAAAATAGTTGATCAAATAAAATATTTAAGTTGTCAATTGGCATCAGCACGAAATAGAACATATGATTCTACTGAAGTTGATATGACAAGTTCTGATGTATCTGTAAAACAAGTTTTTCAAAAATTTTCAAATATTAAATTTTATTTAGTACTTATATTTTTTTTAACATTTTACTTTTTAACACAAGGTTTATTTTCATCATTTGATGTTTGTTCAAATTTAGTAAATTTAGTTGCTGATAATTCTAGTAAAAATTGGTTATATTGGATTGGTCTATTCTTAGGTTTAACATTACCCATTATTATTTTAGGAGGATTATTTGTATCAAAAGTATGTGGTAATATATCGTCTTTAGAAAAAATAAATATTACAAATAATCCTGAAGGAATAGATGATAAAATACCATCTGGATTACAAAAATTAGATACAGGAATTTTATTTTTATTTTTGTTATTTATATATGGTTTTGTAGCTGTTATATTTACTGTAAAAAAAGAATCAGTTGGGAATACATTTTATGTCTTAATTATAGGAACTATTTTATTTATTATATCTATATTTATTTATATATTTTATACATTTGTGCCATTTTTTTCAAGTGGTAATATAGATAAAGTTAATAAATTTAACATTCCATTAAAATTATATATAGATAGCCGTAATGATGTTAGTGAAATTACTACAAACCAAACCCAATTACAAAATATACAAGATACATTTTTAACAACTGGTATTATTATATTTATACTTTTTCTTGCATTTATTTTCTTAGGAAAGAAAAAAGGAGTTTTACCTGAATGGTTAGAAAATTTATTAAATGGATTTTTAGGTGCTTCTGCAATATTAATATCACCTATTTTATGGGTATTTAATTTAATAGTTGCATTAAAATATTTTTATATTTTTCCAATTATTTTATTAGGGTTCCGTTTTATAAGGTATATTGGAATGGGAATATTATATATTATTAGTAATAAAAGTGATACATTCAAAGATGGATTATCATCTAATTTACAAGAACAATTAGATAATTTTAAAGATTATAGTCCAACATGGAATTTACTAGGATTTGATTTATTAAAGGCTTGTCTTAATATAAATGGTTATGAAAATATATTTTCTGAAAATTTTACTAATAATAATAATAATTCTAAAAATTTATCATCTAACAGATATGTTATTCCTTCCATATTTTCTTATATTTTCTTAAAAGTAGGTGATGGTGATTTAGGAAGTAATGGAACAAATAATTTTATTATACAATCAATAATAATTATTATTAGTATTATTATATCAAGTATTACTTTATTTGGTATTTATAAAATATAAAATAGAATATATAAATAAAAATAGTAAATTAGTATTATTAAAAACCACGACAATTTGAACCAAATATATCTAATTTTGGTGTTAAATTGTCATTACAACAACCCCATCTTCTCCAATAACAAGAAATTTGATAGTAATTTGAATTATTTATTTTAAATGCTTTATTACTAATAAATAAAATTATTATAATAATTAATATTATAATAAAAATTAATATTATAATATCGAACATTATATCTATATAATAGATAATAATAATTTTTTAATAATATATTAAATATTAAATATTTAATATATTATTAAAAATTTTTTATTTTATATTTAATATTCAATATATTATATTAAATAATATATATAGTATAATTATGAAAGATTTAATCTTATTTACAATTTTAATCATATTAATCCTTGTTTCATCATGTTATTTAGCTTCTAATCAAACAATGGAAAATTTTGAAACTTATTCTTATGATCCATTTGATTATGCTACAACAGGTTCTGACCCATTAAGTTTTTATAAATACCCTATATATAGAAAACCATACAGATATCCTTATCAATATTATAGTAGTTTTCCATATCCATATTTAACATATTATCCAACAAATATATAAAAATAATATATTTTTTTATAATTTATTTTCAATATTGATAATCCTTTTTATAGTAAAATTTAGTTAAATGTATTTATGTATAAGTTATTTAATTTTCAATTTTGTAAAGTTTGTATAAATTATATTTTTAATTTATACAAACTTTACAAAAATAATTAATTATTTCGTATAAAAAAATGAAAATAATATCTAATAATTAATTAGGAAATATTTATTTCCTAAATTTATATATATATAAAATAAAAATACTATATAAATAATGTGATATTTCCATATTTATATAGATTATTATTATTATGTGGTAGCAATATATTAATAATATCAAATAATAAAAATAATTTATTTTTATTATTATTTATACAATTTGTTATTTATAAATTTAAATAGAATATATAATAATTAATATTATGAAAAAATATTTATTATTATTTTTAACACATAATTTTAATAAAGTTTTTATACATACATTAGAAAAAGTAAATAATATTTATAATGATTGTGATATTATAGTTTTATTTGATAAATCTAATACATATGATAATTTACTTGTTACTCATTTAAATAATATTAAAATAATTAAAATAAATAGAATTCGAACTTCTTATGATAAACTTGGACATTCGATGTACATAGATTATTTTAGAAATAATCCTGGAATTTTAGATAATTATAAATATTTTTGGATTATTGAAAATGATGTATATTATCCTAAAAGTTTGAAAGATTTCATTGATTATCATGATATATTTGAAAATGATTTATTTGTATCTGAATATGGAGCAAGAAGTAATAAATGGAAAAGAGTAAACTCATTAAAAGGATTTTCGCATATATATAATGTTGGAATACTATCTGTCATTATGAGGTTATCTTCTAAATTAATGAAATTATTAATTTTAACAATTGATAAAAAATTTAAAGGATATTTAGAAGCTATTTTACCTCATTTATGTATTCATTATAATTTAGTTATTCAACAATTTTTACCTGAATTATGTGGTATTTTAACAACAGACAATAAAAATCCCTTTTTAAAATTAATAGAATATGATATACTAAATAATAAAAATACATTTTTAGAAAATAAAATATATCATCCTATAAAATTATAAAATTTGAATAAATTTTTTTATAATATGAATTTTTAAATTATAAATTATTTAATATTAAATAGATTTTATAAAATGCCATCCTAAAATTTGACAAATATTTTTCCAAATCATATCTGTTTGATGTAATTTTTCACGATCTTTTAATAAAGGAAAAAATACCTTATATTCATCTAATGATAACAATTCAACAAATTTATGCAATACATAACTATAATTAAGAAAATTCTTTCTTGATTTAGGACATACTTCTAGAAAGGGTGCCTGTATTTCTTTAAACATTAATCTTAATTTTTCTTCAAGTTCTTTACTCATAGATGGGGGAGAAATACCATTAATTTGATATAAAATATGAGCCGCATGATCATAATATTTATTTAATTTAATCTTCTTTAAATATAATCTTATTTTTTTAGTATCTAATTTATCTAATTTTATAATACGCTCCCTTTTAATTTCAGCAATAATTTTTTCATATACTTCATCTGGTATTTCTGTTGATTCTTTGGCTTGAAATTGAGCTAACCACTCATTAAAATGATTTATTCTTTTATAACTAAAATAACAAACCTCTAAAGGTGGATCTTTAAAAGATGGTTTATCACTTTCAATTAAAATATGTTCTTGATTACCACAAGTACTGCATATTTGATAACCTTCTGAATGATAAACAGTCATTTCATTTGAACATAATTTACATTTAAATATAGTATGATCCACTTTAATTTTATTTACATAATTTTTATCAATTTTTTGTAAATAATCATCTAGAAAATTTTTCTTTTTAAATTTAGATTCCTCTTTTACAAAATCACTAATTTTCATTGATGTATAATTATTTTCAGCACTTCTTTCAATAATATGTTCTTCAACTTTACCTCTATTTTCAAAAAATGTTAATACAGAATTATTAGAAAAAATTTTTTTATTTTCTTTAAGAAAATTATCATCTATTTTATCATCTATTTTATCATCTATATTATTTACAAAAATATTATTATTCTCCTCATCATCTTCATTATTTTCATTATTTTCATTATATTCTTCATTATCTATATTTTTATTAACATCATAATTTAATAAATTAGATTCAAAATTTTCAACATCAATAAACTTATTATTTTTAGAATTTTCTACATTTTCATAATAATTATGAAGTAATGACCCTACTTTTAAATAATAAGAATTTAATTCTTTGTTATTGATAATACTTTCTATTTTTTCTTTAAGTTCTAAAATTGTATCTTTCTTAGAACTTCTTTCAATAATATAATCCGCACTATGTTTTTTAGAATTATCTTTAGAAATTTTATAATCTTCTATTAATAAATGTAATTGTTTTTTTAAATTAGGCAATGATTTATTTAATTCATTAAAATAATTGATCATTTCATTATGCTTCGCATCAATTGTAATATTTTCATTGTTATTACTATGTTTATTCACATTCTTGAATTTTGAAGACATATATATAACAGAATAGTAATAAAAACTTTAAGTAAATTATTTAAAATAAAATAAGTACATATATTTTTATATTTTTATTTTTATTTTTTATATATGGAAAATTTAGAACATAGAAATTCTAATGTAATAACAAATTCATTAAATAATTTTAAATATAATGACATTCAAAAAATGATATTTTTATGCAATGCATTAAATGATGGATGGTGTATTAAAAAATTAAAAAATAATAATTACGAATTTATTAAAAATAAAGATCAATTAATTAAAAAAGAAATTGATTTAGAGGAATTTATAAAATTCAATTTGAATATAGAAAATATAAAGAAATAATAATTTCTATTTTTTCTAAAATTTCTATAAAAATAATTTTTATTTTTATTGATATATTCTACCTATTTTTAAACTTAAAAATAATTTATTGTTATACAGAATTATTAAAAATATATAAAAATTAATTAATTAATTAATTAATTATTTCGTTAAAATCCAAAATTTTTTTCTTTGTATATATTATAAAAAATGACTGGAGGTTTAATGCAATTAGTAGCCTATGGCGCACAAGATGTTTATCTAACAGGTAATCCCCAAATTACTTTCTTCAAAGTTGTCTACCGTAGACACACCAACTTTGCTATGGAAGCCATTGAACAAACTTTCAATGGTACTGCCGATTTTGGTAAAAAAGTGACATGCACTGTTTCCAGAAATGGTGATTTAATCCATAGAATTTATTTACAAGTAACTCTTCCAAGAGTAGAAGCCACTGTTTCTTCTGCCTTCTTCAGATGGGTCAATTTCATTGGTCATTTCTTAATTAAATCCGTAGAAGTACAAATCGGAGGTCAAAGAATTGACAAACAATATGGTGATTGGTTGACCATTTGGAATGAATTAACTATTCCTCCTGGATTAAAATCCGGTTATGATAACATGGTTGGTAACACTGTTGCTTTAACTGGTACTGGTCTTCAAAGAACTGAAGCCACTACTTTGTATGTACCCTTCCAATTCTGGTTTTGCAGAAACCCTGGTCTTTCCTTACCTCTTATTGCTCTTCAATACCACGAAGTTAAAATTGAACTTGAATTCAGACCCAAAGCTGAATGCTATGTTTCCACAGGTGGTTCATTGAACAGCTGTGGTGTGTCTTCCTCTGGTTCTATTGATGCCTTCTGTGTTCCTTCTCTTGAATATGCTTCCTTATTTATTGATTATATTTATCTTGATACCGACGAACGCCGAAGATTTGCTCAAACATCGCACGAATATTTAATTGAACAGTTACAATTTACCGGCGACGAATCTACTGTTAACACAAATGTGAAAGTAA